AATTTTGAGAAAAAAATCTAAAGGAGAAGATGAAGATGCTGAAAATCCTGATTATTTGGTGCATAATCCATGAGAAAATCCTGCTCAATATATTACAAAAGACGCAACTTATATTACAACTTCGATTAATGAGTATCTTCCTTATTTATTAAAAATGGTTTCTATCGTTTCTGGTGTGCCAACGAGTATGTTATGATCTAGTATTTACAGCTGATGAAATAATCCAGTCTGAACTACTGAGAAAGAGCGACAAATATTCTATTCAAGAGTAGAAAGCAAACAGCTAGAAATCTATTCTCCATTACAGAAATTATTTAGACAATTAATGGAATATTACACTGGAAAAAAGATAGAAGAATTACCAACTATCAAATTCAAAAAACCTACTGCATACGATATCGCAGAAAGGACAAATACAGCAGTTACTCAATTAAATGCATGAATAATGAGTAAAGAATCAGCCATCGCTTTCTGTATGTGATATGATGATGCAGAAGTACAGCAAGAGATGGGCAAAATCAATAAAGAAGAAACAGACAGTTACGCAAAATATAAAGCAACTATTCAGAAAAATTTAGACGAGAAAAAAGAAGATTTAGACGAGAATTTAGACGGCGAAGAAAGCCAAAATTAGACCAGCACAGCTCCGAGCCTCTGAAGAAAATCGGAAATTCCGAATTTCTACACGCTAAAAGAGGAGCTGTCATTTATAACTTAACTAAACGAAAGAATGAAAAGTAATCTACAACGAGGAGCAATTTTTGAAAATGATGAGCCAGTAGTAGAGCAAGTGAAAAACGCTTTACAGCAGATAGGAGAAAAACCATCAAGATTCTTTAAGATGTTTCGAGTATTACGGATTCAGATTTGTATTGCTTTAGCATTATTGATCGCTTTTATTTTACTGCCTATTCGATTAATTTATGGATAGAAAAAGACGACTCCCAGATTATAACAATGAGAATGATAGAAAATTAATCAGACTTTTTTCTGAATCAATGCAGGAGCTTAGAGCTATATATTTTGAAGCGATGAATGAGTGAAATAAAACTAAAGCAATGAGAATCCTTAGACAATTAAATCAGATTTCTAAAGCTCTGAATAATGAATACTGACAACGAGCAGAATATGAATTGACTAAAGAATATGTGAAAGGTGCTTATTACATAAACGATGTAGTGAAATGATGAACAGTATTTCTTACTCTTAACAAGATACCGCAGAAAGAGTTAAACGAAATGCTAAAAGATTTATGAAACGTACACGTTCAAGCAGTAAAAGCTCTGATAGATACTTCTGATATGTATGTGAAAGCCAGTCTGGACTGAATGGAAAGAGTCGCTATACAAAGTCTATCAAAACTCCATCAGGAGCTTGTGAGGGAAGAACTCGCAAAAGGAATCCTAAAAGGAGAAAGTATGTTGGAGATGAAAAACGGAATTTCAGATTTATTACATGCTGAAAATATAACAAAATTTCAGGATAGAGCTTGAAGATATCGAAACATGGACGCTTATGTGGAAATGCTGACTCGTACAGAAACTAACATCGCAAATACTCAAGGGACAATCAATAGAGCTATTCAGCTTTGAATTACTAAATTTCAAATTACAGAACAGCCAGATTGTTGTGAGATTTGTGCAGAAGTGAACGGAGATATTGTAGATGTTACTCAATGAGATGTAGAACTTCCACCATTCCATCCAAACTGTAGGGGATTTATTACTGCGGTTGTATAAATTAAAAAATTAAAAGTCAGTTAATACCTAGTATATCGAGTGTGAGGAATAGAAAAAACTCACACTTTTTATTTTTCCATTATATTACCGCCGTTTTAATTGTTTACAAAAAAACGGATGAAAAGAATTTTTAGAAATGGTCGCTGGGTTCGAGTTCTTTTAGATGCTAATACAGATGGAGCTGGAGGATGAGAAAGCGGAGACGATGGACAAAAGTCTGATACTGATTCGTCTGATACCTCTAAAGACAATCAGGATAAAAAAGAAGAGGGTAAAAAAACTCCTGACAATGTGCCTTATGACAGATTTAAGGAGGTTAATGATGCTAATAAAGCAATGAAAGCAAAATTAGCTGAATACGAAAAAAAAGAGGCTGAAGAAGCTGAAAAAAAGAAAAAAGCAGATGAAGAAGAAGCCAAGAAAAAAGGCGAATTCGAGAAACTGCTTACTCTAAAAGACCAAGAGATAGCTGATTACAAAAAACAGCAGGAAACTTGGAAAGAAAGAGAAGAAACTGTCAAAAGTAGAAATACTGAGAGAGTTGAAACTCTTAAAAAGGACTTAGGAGATTGATGGAATGATTATGAAGCTCTTGTGAGTGATATAACTGATCCATTCAAGCTAAGTCAGAAACTAGACTCGATAGAGAAAATTGCATGATCTAAAAAGTCTAGCGGTTCTTCTGGTGGCTCTAATATGCCTTCATGATGAAAAAACGAGTGAAGACTTGCTGAACTGCAAGAGAAAGCCAGAAAAGGAGAACACCTTACTAATTTAGAACAGCAGGAATATTTAAAACTTGCTAGGGAAAAAAGAAGTGAGGAAAAGAAATAAACCTTTTATTTAGTCATTTTATTACAAAATGTTACACTTATCAACTGATTTCAAACTTCAAGAATGGGTTACTGCTATTCTTGATTTAGTACCTTCTAGAAACCTTGTTATGCTTGAAAGAGCAGAATATGGTGGAAATGTAGAAAGCGTAGAATTGACTTACTACTCTCAAAAGCAAGTAGTAAGAGCTGGAACAGTTACTGAGGCTGTCGCTAGTGGTGCTGCTACTTCAATAAAAATTGATAAAGATTTATTCGAAAGAATAACTGAAGGATATTTATTGATGTGCGGAGAAGAAGTAATTAAAGTTACTGCTAAAGAATCTAATCCAACAGTAAACGGTTATGTATTGACTGTTGTTAGATGATATGGAGATACTCCTGCAACTGCAATCGCTAAAGATGCAGCTGTTAAAATCATGTCTAAGGTAGATAAAGAAGAAGGAATCACAGAAGATTACAAAGCAATAGATTCTGACGCATTCACAAATGTAATCCAAGATTTCTCAAAAACTATCTATGTTACAAAGAGAGCAGCTGCTCTCAAAAAGAAAGACATGGATGACTTGCTTGATATAGAAAGATTGGCTAAGTTCGATGAAATGTCTCAAGAAATCGATAAAACTCTCTACTACGGTAGACAAAATAAAAATCCATGAGATTGAAGAACTACTATGGGATGATGGAAAGAAGCAATCGCTAATGCAGGTTGAGTTATTTTCAATGCCAATGGTAATCTTGCTGAAGATGACTTTGAAGCATGTCTTTTGACTATCGCTCAAAGATATGGAGAACCAGAAGTTATCGCTTTAAATGCTTGGACTAAAAACAAGATAGCTAACGGATGGAGAAATGGAGTTTATGATGAAAGCAGAGGTGCTCAGAAGGCAGGAAGCAAATTAATTGCTTACGTTTCTGACTCTTTGAACGCAGAGATCCCATTTGTAATCGATAATCAAATCGAGAATGGACACATCTTCGTTTGAAAAGCTAGACCTTTAATTCACGCTATGAGAGACAGAGAATTCGGTAACGATATCTTCTTCTCATTCTATCGTGAAAGCTCAAGCTCTAAAATCATATACGAATCTCTACAGTCAACTATTACTGCAGAATTCCAATATGCTAATAAAGAAGCTTTCATCTATAACGTAACAGCAGGAAGTAAGAAACCTACTGAAGTTGTTATTAAAAACACTGTAGATAATCCTGTTTATACAAACGAAGTAGCAACTCCTACAGAAACTGAGACTGCGACTGAGACAGCTACAGAAACTGAAACTGAAACAGAAACTCAATAGTATATAGGGGCTAGGCTCTAGCCCCTTAAAATTTTATATCGGTAAAGGAAATTATTATGCTTTACGAAATAATCATGGACTGTCGCATTGCTAATAAAGACTACAAGAAATGAGACGTTGTTAGTGGTGCTGAAGTAGAATACTTCCCAAGCGTAATGAAACCTGTTTCATGAAAAGCTCCTGTAAAAACTCCTGAGGTTAAAAAACCAAAGGAAGAAAAAGCAGAACAGCCTACTGAAGAAGCTGAAAATTCAGATGTTTCCGACATAAATGTCGGAAAGACTGAAGAAGATGCTGATGAGGTTGAAGATGAAGAGGTTGAAGAACCAAAGGTAAAGATTTCTAAAAGACGGTCAAAGAAAAAATAATTTTATTTCACTATGTCTAAGAAAACATGAGTCTACAAAAACCTATAAATCCATGACACATGATACCAAACTCAGCAGAGTTCTTTATTGCTAAGGATTGGGGAGATGACCTATTACAATTAGGTTTCTATAAAGACCAGTCATTAGCTCCAGCATGAGAAAGCATAGAAGACGTTTACTCTAACGGAGTTATCAAGAAGACTAAAGATTGAAACAAAGTTACTGTAAATGTAGATGTTCACGAATTGACAATTGAAAAATTGGCTATTCTTCAAAGTGGACTTGTTGAAGTGCATGCTGAGACAGTATCAAATGAAAGTGAAAGTTGGATGCCGTATGAATGGGAGTTAGATAAAGGATTACTCCTTAAATATTCTAATGGTGATTGATCGGCTGTTACTGTATCATCTGTAAAAGCCTTAGTAAATGGAGAAGAAGTTACTCTTACTGTTACAACTGATTATACAGTATGAGTAAATGTATTTGGGGCTTCTTACATTAAATTGAAAGCCACTCCTACTACATGAAAATTGACTACCAGTTCTCCTACTAATACTAAAATTACAGTAGTTTACAGTGCAACTAACACAACTGCTAAATTGATGGATCATAAAGCAAATACATTAGCAGAACCATTTGTAATGGTAATCGTTAATGAGTTTGAATATCAAGGAGAAAAGAAAATGATTAAAACTTTCCTTGAGAATTGTCAAGCAAATAAAGCAATGCTTCAGCAAATAGCTGATAGCGATAATACTACTGTTTGATTCCCTGTAGAAATAACAGGAGTTATCAAAAAGCAAGATTTCATCGGATTCTCACAAACTGAGACTCCTACTGAAACTGAAACAGAGACTGAAACAGCCTAGTTTCTGTAAAAACGAAAGAATAGGGGTTCGAGCATATCCTCGAACTCCATAAAACAGCAGAATGGCGACAGGTTTCCTTTCGTTCCTGTCATTGCTATTCTGCTATTTTATTTAAATGCATACTATAAATGGCAAACGCAATAAATCTTGAAGAATTTTTACAGGGATATAAGAAATCTGAAGTAGTTTTATGAGATAAAAAACGAGTATTCAGAGAGCCTACAATGAAAGATACATGAATGTCTGTAATGGAAGTTTTAGAGAAATATTGTATAGAAGGAGAACGATCAGAATTTGAAATAATATTAAATAATGATCTACCAGTTACAGAACATAAGGTTTTGATTGAAAAGATATTACAGGAGTTGGGTTTAGCATAAAAGCCTCTGAATGAGATACTAAATATTCGGAGGCAGTTATGGTTTGGACTATCTGTATGATAATGCATTATTACCCATCTTATACCAAACAAGATATCATGAATCTAACACAAAGTCAGATTTCTTATTTAATGCAAATGGTTTGATTAACTAAAAATCCGCAATGATTAGATAAATATAAAACAGTAAAATTCAGTAGTGAGTTTGAGTTTGAGCAATATATCTTAAATAAATTTAAATTAATTTAATGCTGTTAGTAAAAAATCTAACAGTTTTTTATTTTTGATTATATTACAGCTGTTTATATAAGAACACCGCAGAATGTACAATAAAATAATGGCTTATAACGTAAAATATAACTGATTGACCTTCGTAAATAATCCGCTTTTCAAACAGGAAGGGGGAATTTTATGTTTAAAGGAGTTCAGTTTTTATGAAGTGGCTACGAGTGCGAGCAGTGAAAAATACGCAATTAGACATGGAGAATATGTTTCTCCAACTTTGCTAAAAAATAGGAGAGTCAGATTTTTGTTTGATATTTTGGCAGATACAGAACAGGAAAGGCGAGCATTATTGAGTAAAGTACAGAGGGCTTTTGCACCTGAATGAAATCCATCTCCATTTAACGATAAAGTCTGGAAAGATTTATCATTTATGGATGTAGATGGAAGTTTGTGGGAATGTAAAGCACAAATATATCAATGAATCCAACTTTCTGATTTTGCGAATGAAAAGTGGGTATGAATTAGTGCTGAAGTAATCACAGATAGTCCATATTTCTATTCTAAACAAGAATACTCATTTGAAACAAAAAATACTCTAGCATGAATAAAACTGCCTGTAAAACTTCCTTTCTATCGAGCTTATCATCAAGAAATGGTAAGGATAGATTATATCTGAACTGTAGATACTCCATTACATGTAGAAATGGAAATCAAAGATAATGACGATGATAATTTCCCTTATGATAGAATAAAAATTATCGTCCAATCAGAAAATTGATTACAGATAATGTATATCAATGATGTAATAGAACTTTGAATGAATATATGAGATAAAATAATTGTAGATTCAGAAAAAAGGAGGTGTTATTTTCAACATGGAGATGATAAAACAGATATTTCTTGACTGGTAGAAGCATGAAGCGACCGACCAAGTCTAACTCTGTGAAAAAATATAGTCTCGATAGATACATGAGTGCGAGATAATGAATGTATCGAGGCGGTTGTTAAATGGAAGAATTTATTTTAATCACTAATTAAAATTTAAATGGGAGCAATAATTACAGCTGAAGAGCTTAGAGAATGAAGCATAAATCAAGACTTAATCGATTTGGCAGACAATCAGATTGATAGATATATCAATATTGTGTCCAATAAAATTCGAGCTAAGATTGATGAAGAACAGTTTACTATTGATGGGGAAACATACGAATATCCTGCTGATTTAAAACTGGCTACGATAAGTCTAGTAGATAACTATTACGCTTATTTCGTACAGCTCAAGCAGTCAGCAGTCACAGGAAAGAGAACAAGTTATACGGAAAAAATCGATGATTACACGATTACAGAAAATTTTGATAATGCTTCAGCTTTCACATTCTTCTGAATTCCTGTGGATCTGGATATATTGGATATTCTCAAAAGATACATGGATTCAGACC